CCTTCTTCTTCGGCAGTTGCCAAAGCGGCACCAAGAAACGTGGATGACGCATTTAATCGCGCACTAGCAATGGATTTCAATCATCCTTCAACATTTACTACATTAGTAAGAATATAAAAAAGGGGGAGACATTTCTGTCTCCCCCTAACATCTCTATAGCAACAACTCTATTAGAGACGTTTATTCACCAGCCAACTTATTGAAGTAAGAAAGTGCCTCATCGTCTTCCGAACCAGACTGAGTATTGACCTCCTCTTCAAGTTCCATGCTCTCAGCATTCTTAGTGCGTGGTGCTGGAGCAGCACCGAGAACACGATCACGCTTCTGAAGAAGCTCATCGTATGACTTGAACTCAGAAGCCTTTACGAAATCCTTAAGTGAATAAGAATCCTTCCAGATCTTCTCAATTACTTCATCATCCAAATCAATCGGTGAGGGATTATCAAACTCAGACTTATCATAATTACGATAGCCTTCGACATTACGAATCTTGAGCTTGAAGTTTGCGCCCTTCCAGAAGTTGAATGGATTGATTGCCTCTTCATCCTCAAACTGAGGTTCCAGCTTTTCCTTGATCTTGTCAAAGATCTTCTTGCCGAACTTGTAGAGAAACACCTTGCCTTCATTCTCAGGATGAGCAGCATCCTTTACAACCATAATGTTGGAGATATAGCTCAACTTACGCTTGCGCTGGCGCACAATGTCCTTGTTTGCTTCAATGCCACTGTTCCAAAGTTCAGTGTTCTTTTCGCAAACTGGGCACTTGTGACCCTGCATCGTAGTTGGGCAATTTTCAATATACCAACCACCTGGACCCTGAAAGCCGTGATTGAAGAGCTGTACCCAAGGCATACCATCTTCACCATCAACTGCGGGAGCGTCTAGAAAACGAATTACTGCGAATCCGTTACCTGCCTTATCGACATCTGGTTGCCAGAAACGGCTATCTGCGCTGGATGCGCCTTGACCCTTAGAAAGAACATCTAGAGCCTTAGTGAGCTTGTCGAAAGAGGACTTGTTTTTTAGTGCGTTAAAATTCATTTGTATTTCCTTGTATGCGTAGTATTAAAATATTAAATTATCCAAAACATCATTACCAATATAGTATATATCATTACTTCTTAATAGTCAAATGATTAACTATCAATTTTTTGTAATACATATCACTCAAAGGCGCATAATGTAAAAAGAAAGGCTTGTACTTCTTAAACTTCTTATAAAAGTCATCCCATATAAAATCATCTTTCAACTTGGTGTTCCAAGAATCCATGAACTTTATAAAGTAGTCAAGAATTACAAGACTATCATACGCTATTTCATCTCGAAAGACAAGATTTAATAGCTCTGGAAACTGATTGTCCTTAGCCTTAATCAGTTCTCCAAAATCAAACTCAGCAAGCTTTGTCAAATCATTTGTGAAATTATTCAGTCTAGCTTGCTGCCATTTCAACCATTCCTTAAATATATCTACTGCTGCTTCTTGAAGCAATCCAGAAACCCAGCTTTTGCCATCACGCTTGAGAAAATTTACAGCAAAGAAATAAGGAAGTTCATCATCTTTATATAAACGAGCAATCTTATGAAAGAGATACTTGTCTCTTCTAGTATTAAACGTATCTAAAGAAGTCTTTGACTTACCGTTGTAAGTGAAGTAATCGAACTTCTCATTGACAAAATGTAAGCGGACAGCTTGATACGTTTGGTAGGCTTCAAAGCCGTTCATATAGGAAGCTTGGAACCTCTCGGAATAAAGCGTAAAGATTGTGCCTCAACTTCAATATTAGCCTTCATTATCTCATTAATAAGAGAAGCAGCGACTTCAATTTCCAATCCAGTATCTTCACAATATGTCGTGATAGCTTCGATATAGGAAACTCTATGTCTCACGACTAGATTTTCTATCTCTAGAGAAAAATTGTTTCTTTCATCTTTAGTCGGCATCTTCTTCTTTTTCTCTTCCCTATCAGCTATTACATACGGTTCATCAGCAATCAAGTCCATTAGCATAAATTTCTCACTATTTATCAGAATAAAATACATGATCTCCAATCTTGGTGATCACCACCTTATCTTCATTCCAAGCAGGATTTACCTTTTGAGAATGAAAATACAGAGCATTCTGTAGTTTAACATTAGCATAACCAAGTGTCAAAGTATTTCGAGCAATCTCTTTGGCTCTCTCATAAAAAGGCATATATGGCTGTTTTACTTCCTTACATGTCCAAGAGAACTGGCATATATCTCCAGTTTTTTGATAGACAACACCACAAATACTATTAGCAAAATTAGCATTCTTACGATTCATTGTGACTTGAGCCACAGCAGTCTGTCCGTCAATTGGTTGATTGCCAGCTTCATAATAAATGTTTTTCGCCAGACAATCCATTTCTTTCTTAAAGAAAGCAGACTGTTGATACTTATGCGTCAGATTTGTAACCTGACCAGAAAGAGTTTCAATTATAGCACTTGTCTGTGCGACATATTCTTGATGCTGCTGTTTTTCTTTCTCCAACTTAACATTCATTAAATGATAATTGACAGCAGGAATTAATATAGTGAAAAATAAGAGAGCTAGAAGAACTCCAACCTTATTTGTCAAAAATAACAACGTTTCTTCATTGACCGCTTTCATGTGTATTTTACCTCCATTTATGGCAGTTAATAAAAAAGGTGGTGAGTGTGACCTCACCACCCCTGACCTTTCTGTTACCAAGCGGTCAACTCTGGTATACTACACTGCTATTAAGCAGCTAGCGCCATGTTGTAAACATCATCGTTTGCGTTTACTTTTTTTGTGCGAATTACGTTCGTCACCTTTCGAGCGCATTGAGGTTATTCCGCAGCCTGTCGAATCTACGCACCCCCATCAGAAGCACACTTTGGAGGATAACCTTCCCTCCGAGTCTTTTGTGGATTCATTCGAAAATTACCACAGGGCAACGACAAGTGTGCTTTTGGTGGAGGTGGGGAAGAGTCGCACTCCCCGTCCAGTCCGATTTTAGTTCAATGTTTACGCTGTTTTCTTTCCCATCTTAATCATAATTCTTCCTCTAGTCCAACCTTCTGGTATAGATTCAGAACCACGAATTAATTTATTATCTTTTCCGTTGTTAATCCAAACTGTTCCTGTAGTTGAAGTTTTATGCCACTTTCTTCTACCAAAAGACCAACCAATTGGTATAGGTTGGTCTTTTGAAATCATTTTAGGTTTTTCACCATCTTTATTAATCCAAACTTTTCCATATTGTGGATTACCAGAACCAAGATGTCTAATAGACTGGGCTTCTTGAAATTTTCTTTTCAACCAACCATACAATTTTCTATTTCGTTTACTTTTATGACCCCTACACATTTTATTAACTGCTAATATTAAGGTCTTGTGTTCAGGATACATTTTAACTAAAAGTATGTGACAAACAAAATGTTCTTCAGGAGTTAATGCCACCAAATTAGATTTTTCATCTAACCCACCCATACATTTTGGGATGATATGGTGATGTTCAATATAACCTTCTGGTGCTATTCTAACTCTAGCTCTTTCAATTAATGATTCGTATATCTTAAGGTAATTCATCAACGCTCCAATAGTCAGACTACTGTTCTATTTAGCGTTTTTAAATTTTCGCACCCCCGTCCAAGATGCCTTTACTTAAGAGTTTACTACCATTATTAATGAGTTACCCCATCAAATTTCTTACTACGTTTTTCCAACCAAGTTACCAAAGCTATTATAGCTGTATTCAATCCTATTACAAGTATCCATCCCATATTTATAACCTTACAACTATTATACTATTTATTTACTTTAATGTCAAAAGAATTCTGACAAATCGCTTCTGGAAGTTCCCTTACCCATGAATTTTGTTAGCATATCATAACAAGTATCATAAGGCTCAATATAACAGAAGCCATGAGGCATACTTTCAACAGCCATAATAATTACAACTTTCTTTGGCTTTAATCCAAAATGCTCATGAAACATCTTACCGTAAGCAGCACCCTGCATGAAGTAGTTATTGATCTTATCTTTAGACTTAGCGTGATTAGCAGTCTTAAAGTCTATTACTGAAAGATCACCGCTATATTCTGCGATACAGTCTGGTGTACCAGCAAGTTCCAGAAAGTCGCTGTATAGAATTCCTTCTACAACTTTAAGATTATCGAGACGATCAACCATGTGCTGAACTTTCAGAAACATGGATTTATTAAGAACATTTTCTTCCAGATTTGCTGGTTCGTTTAAAAGATACTTTTCAATCGTCTTGTGTAGATTAGTTCCACGCTTAGTAGCCTTGCGAGAAATTTTATTGGCCTCTTCTTCACCAACTCGCTCTCGCCACTTGGCAATTTCCTTAGCATTCCACTTGCTAGTACAAGTTGTAACGGATTGATATCTGTTGCCAGTAGGTGTAATATAATACCTCTGACCAGTTTGTTCATCAGTCACCTTGCTCATCTTTGGCAAGTCCACAAATTCATGCTTAAATGTTTTCATATCAATCCTTCAAACTTTTTTCATACTCATCAACGGCCACAAGGAAATCTTTAACCAAACTACTTCTTACAATATCATCTGTAGTAAATTCTATATTTGTAAAGGAACTCATCTTTTTGGCTATAGCATGGAACTTAGCTAAACCAGACTTATCATTCTGTTTACGATGTAAATCAGTCTGTCTATAGTCACCACAGAATAATATCTTTGAACGATATCCCACTCTAGTCATTATAGTCGATAATTCTTCCCAATTCAAGTTTTGGCATTCATCCACAATAATAATAGCATCATCAAAACTCATTCCACGAATGAAGCTGGTTGAAATAAACTCAACCTTATGTTGTTCCTTTAATTCTTCATATGCGTTTCTTCTACCGAAGAATTGTGTACATATCTGCACGTAAGGTTGTTCATACAGAGACATTTTCTCCTCAACAGTTCCTGGAGTAAATCCCATATCTCTTGATTGAACAGCAGACCTCACAATCACAACTCTCTGAAATGAATTGGTACGATCCAGAACTTCTTGTAAAGCTTTATACATTGCTATAAAAGACTTACCAGTTCCAGCAGAACCAGTTAGCATTATGAAATAATCACCTCTGTCATAAGATTCGAAAAATAAACGTTGATTATCTGTCAGTGGTTCAAAAACTTTCAGATCAGTGCTTCTGAATTTAGCAGTTTGTTTTTTGTCAATTAGTATTTCTTCTTCATTATTATTGTTTTTTCTTTTTGACACGAATCACCTTATATTCGCCCAGCCTTTTGTGCTTTCTTTACATGCTTGTCGATAATCTGTCTGGTTTTTACTTCCTTGATAGATTTGCGACTACGCTCTTGAGCTAGAGGACTAGCGGGGTGACTATCTGCCACCTTGGATAGAACTTCCTTCCATCCCTCGCTAGTTCCAGAATTAAATCCTCTAACTGATTGAGCGTCATGAAGAAGAGATGGTGGAGTATCATGATATCTTTCTAGCTCTGGATGAGCTTTCTTGAAATCATCATACTCAGAGATCTTGATATCATGACTGACAATTTTTCCAGTCTTTTTTACTTTAAAAGTATATTCCATAATACTATTTATCTCTGAGTAATATCCATCGGATCGAAATATTCTTCGACTTCAGCAGACTTGAGTGTTGCGTCTCTTGTCAAAAATGTATGATTGATATTCTTTGGATTAAAAAATTCTATAGCAACAGCCATAACATCTGAATTTGAAAAAGGCTTACATGAGAAAACATCCAAATAAGCATCACCACTAGAATCAACAAAGTGACCAGCGATATAAGCATCACCACTAGAATCAACAAAGTGACCAGCGATATTAGATGTTTCAATTAAATGGAGTAAACTGTAACCAGCTTTAGTAGGATCGTGTTCTGCGAAGTGAACAACAATTGGATCACCATAAGCTTTCATATCAATTATCTTAACAAGTTCTTTTGTAAAGTTTATGATATTTTCTTTGCTTGTGATCTTTTCTCTGTCACAATCCGAACAATCAAGCATTAGATGATAACCCCAGTATTTGCTCATTTCAGTACCTCTATGTTGTCCACCAATCGGGAATTTTTCTACGAGTCCACTTCGCAAAGTGGTTCTTATGGTGTATATAGTAGTTGCGATAAGCAGTTACCGTATTGCCTTCGATTCTACAATCATCTGGCATACACTGAGGAGGATCAACCCAAGGATCTTCAATGTTGATATTAAACGGAGAAGCAAACAACGGATGTAGAAGTGTCTCACACTTATGAGACTTGCCATTGTATCGGTACTTGTACTCTTCTATCAAATAAACAAAAAGATCGTAAAGAAAGCGATAGTGATCAATATTGGCTCTAGTCCAGATAGCAGAGGGATGATTTTGCCAGCCAGCAGAGTAAAGTATGTTTTCACGGTTATCATTCAACACCCACTTTTTAGTATTACGCCAACGAGCAGGGAGTGAACCCTGAACCATTTTCTTTTCAATTATCATCTGTCCATCCAAGTATCTATGAGCGGAAGACATTAATTGAGCAGATTCAAGAATCATTTTTACTACGTGTTTATCACAATGATATTCCGCATCCTTACGAGGATCAGAATCAAGATAAAAGATATTCATAATAATTCCAAATAAAAAGGGGGAGCGGTCAGGCTCCCCCGTAGTTACAATAGGATCTATTAGTCAAGACCAAGAGTGGACTTAATATCATGGAACTCGCGATCAGTGATCTCATTGATAATGAGATCGGTGTCAAGGTCAGTATCATTCTTCTTGACAAGTGGCTTCTTAGTAGCCTTAGTAGGAACAACCTTAGCAGTCTTCTTAGCTACTACCTTCGTGACCTTGCTAGTAGCCTTACGAGCAGCCTTGCGATACTGTGGAACAGTAATCTTATCAGCATTCATAAGCTTGTAGGCAACGATAAAACGACCGTTTCTGACTGTCTCAAGTTCTGCCTTGAACTGCTTCTTCAGATAACAGAAATAGACTGGAACGGAACTTTCCTTAACTCCAAGGAGCTTGACAGCCTGTTCCTTGGTGATACCCTTATCACCAGCCGCCTTAAGCATATTGTAAAGATTGAACAATTGAGTGTTCTTCGCCATTTTAAATACCTCATAATAAAGTTACAATTAATACCACCAAAACATTGGGGCATGTATCTATTATACTATAATTCCAATGAAAAGCAAATAGAAAATTAACCAATAAAATCAATCACTTACGACATCCCCTGTAAGCCCCTATAAGCCTCGTAGAGCGCCCCGTTTCTGGGGTAGGTAGGACTGGGGGGTGGGTCTGAAAAACGCTCTACGAAGCTCCTATTAGGCCGCAAGATGTAGGCGGCTGATCTTCGGAACTCTTGCCATAAGAAAGTCCATCTGGTCAGAGAGAATCTTTCTGTTCTCAAGAATCATCTTCTCAAACACGTTAGGCGCATATGGGACATAAAGAAGATGCATTTTCGCCTCTTCTGTAGTCTTATTACCCTTACGCATGTTACATGGCTTACATGCTGTTACACAGTTAACCCAAGTGTTCTTACCACCACGGCTCTTTGGATGAACGTGATCAATAGTAAGACTTTTGTTTTCAAAGTTATCACCACAGTAAGCACAAAGATATCTGTCGCGAGCATATAGAACTGAACGTTCTGCGAAAAGTGTCTCACGCATATACCATTCATGGTCAAACAGCTTACCACTAACACCAATGATTGATTGAATCTCAATTATAGACTGTTCGCCAGTTTCAGCAGAAATACCACCGTGTAGCACTTTGATGTTATCACCAGTGCTCCACAAAACTTTCTTTCTAGCATAGTAACAAGCAGCGAGATCGTAGTTGACCCACTCTTTTGGCATACCAGCAGAATCTGTAATTAATACCAATGACACGACACATCCCCTTTTAGGATTTATTTATAGAGACAATTAGTGTATAAATTAAATTGGAGTTACGGACAGGATTTGAACCTGCGTATAGCTATTTTGCAGACAGCTTCCTAACCGCTCGGACACCGTAACGTTATTTGTTTAAATTTTGTTTAAATTCTGTTTAGCGTGAATATCGCAAAGGGTGCTAATCCAAGCACCGTCTCTTCGTTTACCAGGTGAACCACAAATTTCGCAGGTAACAGCAGACATTGATTCTGCCATTCTTACCATACCCCAAATATGATCATCACCACCACTATAATCAAAACGAAGAGTTCCAAACTTTTCCTTCACTTGTTTAGCTACAACTTGTGGAATTTCTTTTGGAAGATTCCACTCTTGATCAAGATACCACTGAATGCTATTACACAGTGTATCAATAATATTGAACCAGCCACCATTATGCTGAAATCCCCAACACATACAAGTGAGATTCATTGGCATGTTTCTTTCTGCGAAAATCTTTGGATACTTTTCGCACAAGAGATCATCAAGTTCTTTACGCATAACACACTCCTATCAATGGTAGCTGTGGAGTGAATCGAACACTCACCATTCGACCTTATGAGGATCGCGTACTAGCCATTTATACTACACAGCCATAATTGGTGCCCGTGGAGGGACTTGAACCCCCAAGCCTTTCGGCGTCTGATTTTGAGTCAGATGCGTATACCATTCCACCACACGGGCATATCTAATTTGGCGGAAGGTATAGGATTCGAACCTATGCGTCCCGTTAGGAACGAGAGTTTAGCAAACTCTTGCGATAACCACTCTGCCAACCTTCCATTCACTATTAAGACTATTATATACTATTAAAGTTTAATAGTCAAATTATTATTTAAATGTGCTGACCCAAACTTTTACAGCGTCTTTGTTGTACTTTTTCAAGGCATTCAATGCCATTTTAGACTTTCTGAAAAACTTGTGACCAAATAGAACTTTTTCCATTCTACTTGCGATATCTTCTGCGCTAGTCTCCAGAGCATAGAAGTGATCTGGTAGCCAAAAAATTTCTTTTGATGTAACAACTGGAATACCTTTGGAAACAAAATCTGCTGTTACAATATTGAATGATTCTGTGAAGCTAACTTGAAGTCCGATATCCATCGTAGCAACAAGCTTCAAGAAATCATCATGAGATAACCAACCATGCTCAACCAACTCAAATTTCTTAGGATCAAGATTTGAGAATAATCCTCTAAGACTATTAAGAACAGTATTGCCCTTATCTTCTAGGCGAGCTACATTGATATGAAATCTTAGAGACAGACCATTTCTTTCTGCGTATGAGATTGCGGCAATAGCCTGAATCAGATGATTCTTTAATGGGCGAATTGCTCCAAAACAACCAACATTAATTACTCTATCATTAAGACCTTTTCTTTTTGCGAATTCTTCTTTAATTCTATAGAAGTTAGGCAGATACAGAACTTTTTTCTTTGCTACCTTTTCTCCATAAGCTGACTTTGCCATCTTAAAGGTATCATCAAAACATCTTGTGCTATTTGGAGCAACATATACATTGTCGTATGAAAGATATTTCAATATCCAATCTGTTGCGATTCCTTCATTAGCTAGGAATGGTATCTCAGAGTGATTACGAACAATCCACTTGACTGATGGATGAAGTTTTTGAAGTATATCAAACTTTTCTGGAACAACCCAAAAAGCTTCAATGATAACATGAGTTGGCTTATAGAGATTTACTTCTCTATCAATACAATTGTTATCAATTACCTCTACTAGCTTTGATTCAATTCCATTCTCAACAAGCATTTCACTCACGAATGAGGCAGAATTTCTTAATCCTGATGATAGACAATATTTAAAATATGGTCTGATTTCTGTTGAAAGAGCTGTGTCCTCTTCGCTTGTAATTTCTCTTTTCTTGAGAATGAAAAGTATCTTAGACATTGAATTATCCTTACTAATATTTGTGATGGGGTTCACCAATATTTAGTTGAACAATTATGTCATTTATATTAAGTTATGTAAAGAAATTAATGACCTTTGATATGAGCAACACCGTGATGTGAGTCCACAGCAAATTCTGTTGACTTCATTTCATCGTTAGTATTACCTTTAAAGGTTAGACCAGCAACTTGACCTTTACCACGCTTAATGTGTGGATTGTCTTTCAAGAACTTTTCATGAGCAGCATTACTTCCGTGTGGATGATGTGCTTCATCGTTATATCTATCATCTCTTTCATTTGCGCTATGAACAGGATGAGCAGTCTTACTACCATCAGGATGGTGAGTAACTACTGTATGTGGAAGATCACCACTTTCTCTTGTTCTAAAGACAACAGCAGCATTTCCACCACTATGAAGATGCTTTGAAACTTCCTTATCATTACTCTCATGGTGGTTAGTTCCAGTTGATGAAAGTGTTAAGTGATATCCCTTTTTCTTTAGTTCTTCTCTCTTTGATGGAGAGGACATTCTACCAGCAATCTTTGTGTAATCATAATGTTCAGCAGCGTGTGAACCGCCTTTTCCATGACGCTTCCAATATCCGTGACCCAATACATGTTCGATAGGAATATCAGAATTCGCATTCAAACGAACAGCGGGTTCATATCCTTTCTTTTTAGCTGACGCAACATGCTTATCAATTTCTTTACTGATCATTCTTACTGCGTGTTCTGGATGCTTCTGTAAGAACTGCGATCTTGCTACCTTCAGGTGATAGTTACGTTCTTCACCACGATTCATTCCAGCATGAAGTGCTAGACAATCTCTTTTACACGCGGTGGAAGCTTTTGGACATACATTGACACCACCAGCAATTGTATGGGGAGCTAAAGCAAGTCCTTTGATTTTTACTTTTTTACCAGAAGCATGTTTGCCAACATGATGCTCTGGATCATACTTACCGTTTTCAGATAATAATTCTGAACCGTGCTGTAAGTCTAATGCCTTTCTTTTCTTAAGAGGTTTAATCTTATCTTTCTTTGCTGCTGTCTTATTGTGTTCTGCGGCATGAGCATCATGAGCATCAATGTGTTTATTCTCTATTTCTCTTTTCTTATTTTCTCCAGCCTCATAATCTCTTTTGAATGAGTGCCATGCCTTTACAGCTTCTTTGTGCTTAATATTTCTTGTTGCTTCAGATTCGTTCTTAGGAAAAGCAGCTTCAGCACCTTTCTTTATTTTTACTAAAACATTTCCTCTGGCTTTTTCATTTTCAGCACTTTCATGATGTAAAGCTTCGTTTTTATGAGCCTGATGTAGCATGTGTGCCTGATGTGGTTTTACTTCTCCAGTAACATCAAATGCTTCATCAAGCTTCATTGCCTTTCTAATACTATCTGTAACTGGATGAGAAGGCATCGTTAAAGTTTCCCAGAAATCTCTGGCTGAATGACCATATCCGACATATGGTTTCTGATGACCATAATCTAAATGTTTTTCTTCTGAAACAAATTGGAGAAAGTTTAACATGACACATCCTTAAAATTATATGGAACTATCTGTTATTTATAATTCTGAATTGGCACTCTCGACGGGAGTTGAACCCATATCTACCTCGGTAGGATCGAGGTGCTCTTTTCCATTAAGCTACGAGAGCAAAATTGGTGCGCTTGGCGGGATTTGAACCCGCACGGGCTATGTACCTCAAACATAGGTGTATGCCAATTCCACCACAAGCGCAAAGTTGGTGCCCTCGGTCAGATTCGAACTGACACTAACATGCTTCTAAGGCATGTGCCTCTGCCAATTGGGCTACGAGGGCAAATAGGCGAGTCAGATTTCGCAGCATATAGCATCTAACTCGTTGCGCTGACATTTTAAGTCATTCAGTGACTAGGGCCACCGATTTAAGGTAGCCTCCACCAATCCCCGTAGGGATTCTTATATTTGGCGGAAGCGGTGAGATTCGAACTCACGATACCCGTAAAGGTATGACAGTTTTCAAGACTGTTGGTTTACAACCACTCACCCACGCTTCCTTAAATCTGTGCCAATTATCTATATTCAATGCTTCGGCGGGAGCATTCTCATAGCTGCTATAGACTGCATTCTCGGATTATTTATCTACGAGGCAATTGGCTGAGGGACATGGATCACCCGCCTCGACTCGAACGAGGATAGTTGGATTCAAAGTCCAACGTTCTACCATTAAACTACAGGTGATCTGTATCGTCTCAGTATTATTAATTATACATTACTTTGCTTGGCTTCAATAATTTTGTTACCTTTGCTCCTGTTTTCAGATATTGTTAAGTATTGCAAGTTAGAAATAGAATGTTTACCACCTCTGGAAATTGGTATGATATGATCTACTTCATATCTCTCTGGACAGTTCTTATAAAATTCTTTTATAGCTGTGAGATCTTCGTCGTGCGGAGTATTATATTTCTTTTTAGCATGATACCTAGCCCAATTTTCTCTTTGTTTTGCTCGACGATGTTCCTTAGGTACTTTTGGTATTTGTCTTACTTTGAAATCTCCGCGATTCCTTGCATTTTGTAATGAACGTTTACATACTCCAAACATTTCATATAATTTGGTATAAGATGCACCGTTGTCATGCGCTTCCTGTATTTTCTTCCAATCATGTTTATTTGGTGATAATTTGATATCTAATTTCTTTTTCCAGTAAACGACTGTAGAAGCTGCTATGCCTAATGTTTTTGCTATGTCAGAAGTGGTAAGACCATTCTCGTGTAGTTCTTTAAGTTGAGTTGAATCAATATTTTTACTTGTTGCCATGCTGTATTTAGTCCTGCCTTTAGACGATCTCTCAATTAACTCAATACAATTATCTTATGACCAAAGAATTTAGATTCTTTGTCTTTAAGACCAAATCCGTTAAAGGCATTATAATAATACTCTTTAAAAGACAATTTTACAAATAACATTTTGTTAAATCCAACGGCAACTGGAACTAATGTAGGATATGTCTGAATATACTTACACACTCCTTCCATTACTCCTAGCCAACCGTGATTACTTATATCGTCTACGATCACTATACCTTCATTATTTATAAGCTCATTTGCTATATGAAGATCGTTAATAGTATGTTCTGCTGTATGACCACCATCAATAGAAAAGAACTTTAAAGTTCCAGGCTTGATGATATTATTTAACTTAATCGAAGTATCAGTAGAATCAGCCGTAACAACTATTGTGTTTGTACCATTGAACTTATCATACAATTCAAGATTATATAGAAAAGCATCTTTATTACCTTGACCAGATGAATCAATATTCAAGTGCTGATTTTCAAATACATCTACGGCATAAGATTTTTCATTTTCTTCAACTAACTGATTCAACATCATGTAAAACTTACCATGATGAACACCAATCTCACAGATGCCACCAGACTTGTTTACTGGTAATGAATCAAGAAAATCAAACACCTCAAATAACTTCCATTCGCACCAACCTTCGACATAGCCAAAAGCATTATGACAGTATTTGTTCAGATTTACATTTTTAATATCCATAACAATCCTATAAAATGGTTGAGAGACTAGGATTCGAACCTAGATAGCAAGAGTCAGAGTCTTGCGTCCTGCCGTTAGACGATCTCTCAATTGAATGTTCTTTTTGTTTCTAAGACCTTTTTCTTTTTACCTTTCTTCTTACCAAAGATACGTTCCCAACCATCACCGTAAGCTTTCTGATTACTTATCTTACTGCGAATATTGTCTCCAGTAATATCATTCTTTGCTGCCATAAAAACCCCTAATAAATTTGGGGTGACTGATGGGACTCGAACCCACAACGACTGGAATCACAATCCAGGGATCTACCATTGATCTACAGTCACCATCGAAATTGGTACCGTTTCCCAGAGTTGAACTGGGGACACCTTGCTCTTCAGGCAAGTGCTCTACCAACTGAGCTAAAACGGCATAATGGCGCTCCTAATCGGATTCGAACCGATATTATCCCACTTGAGAAACGGGGGTCCTTGCCTTTTTAGACGATAGGAGCAATTTTCTCAAAAACATAAACATCATGTGTCACATTGAAAGTGACATTGTTTTCTTCTTTATGTATCAGCTTCCAATAAGGTCTATTTGAAAGATGTGGTATATGACGAGTGGATCCACCAGAATTAGCTATACTGACAAACAATTTAACGGACTGCTTTTCAGCTATTGAATTTAACATATTAATATAGTTACCATCTACAATATGCTGTAACACAACACTCTCATATATTACTGTCGGATCTTCCTTTTTCAAAAGACAATCAAATGAATCGTATAATGCGTCATATAAATTAGCCACGGCGGATTCAACTTTTTTCAATCTTGAAATCATGTTTGGAATATCATATCCAACTATTCTACAGTTGAAATATTTCAACATAGAAACATTTCTACCCAAACCACATCCAAAATCTACCACTGCTCCTTTAAAGGAACTCAATATTGCTTTACAATCATCTGTAATATAGTCAGAATCCCAACGCTCAGTACCTGTTATGAGACTTTTAAGATTTGAGATATCTTTTGTTTTTGAAACGTTAATCCAATTACTATATGAATCGTACATTAAAATCACCATATGAATCGTACATTACAGTGGAGCGGGTAACGAGAATCGAACTCGTTCGCGAACTTTGGCAAAGTTCCAGGCTACCATTACATCATACCCGCAGTTCTTTCTTTATGTTTACGCTTAACAGACTCTGAAATTTTACGTTTATGTTCTTCGCTTTTAGATTTACCCCTTAATGCGTTAGACATAATCTCTGAAAGTCTATTTTTTTGTTCTTGACTCCACAACTTACCTTTGCTGGTGATGGTTTTCCTGGATGACCCATTTTCTTTTTAGATTCTTCTGAATGCTTCATTCCAGTTCTTAGAGCCTTACCAGAACGATTTATATATCCGAACCCACCCTTTCCACCATCACACAAATTGTAACTCATTTCTGATATAACAACTAATTCTTTTTCTTTGTTTCTCATATCAACTTCATTGTCAAATATATACAAAATTTCTTTTGTGAAATTTTCAATTCCATATTTTTTAATTGCTATTTTTAATCTTTTACCAGAACCCATGATATCTCGGGCGACAGCCGAGTGCATTACGCCACTATGCTAACGAGTCATAAACTTGGTACCACCTCCCAGAATCGAACTGGGGACACCTTGCTCTTCAGGCAAGTGCTCTACCAACTGAGCTAAAGTGGCAAATTGGTGCCTCTTGGTGGTTACGATCCACCGTTTTAGTCTTATCAGGACTATGTTCTACCATTGAACTAAAGAGGCAATGAAATCTTTTGTTAAATGTTCTTCTAATAGAACATACAATTTAACATTGTTTTGTTGAATGACCTTGTTTATCTTATCTGTATCAATTTTTGCTTTATGCTTATTTTTCGGATCAAGATATATGTCATATTCAGTCAAATAAAAATCTGCGAAATAGTTTCTCTCGTCATACTTTAATGCTTTTGGTCTAATCCAAGATATGTTTAGCTCTTGTAAAATTTGAAAGCATCTTAGTTCGTATGAACTTTGTAATGTTGTTACTTTGCCGAAAGAATCTACAACTTTGAATTTCTTACTTCTACCAGCATTTTCTCTGTATCCGCCAAATCCTTGTGCTTTGGCTTTATCAGAAAGTTGTTTTGAACTCAATAAAACAGCACCACGAGGAGTCCAAGTTTCTTGAACAGATTTTGCATTTTTTAATACTCTACTATCTGTTTCTTTGGTTAGTCCTTTATTCCAGGCAGATCTACCCTTTTGGATATTTCTGCTTTCTGGGTTCAATTTACATTGAACTTCATGTAAGCCTTTTCCAGTTGCAGTGCTATATTCTTTACGACAAAATTTACAATTTAACATTTAACTTCTCCAGATGTATAGTATTTTATTTATACAAATAGATCAGTCGTGCGCTCTACTTTTGAGCTAATCGGGCAAACTTGGTACGCGATGACGGGATTGAACCGCCGACCTTCGCCGTGTAAAAGCGTTGCTCTACCACTGAGCTATTCCCGCATAATACCTTATTATTTATTAGTCAACATATTCTTTATCTGAGCTGGTGTTAAAGCCATCAATCCTATAGCACCACCTTCGACAAAAATCTTACCATCATTAAAAATCTGAGGAACCATACGATATCCACTTTCTATCATAAACTGCTTTGCGTTAGCGTCCTGTGTAATATCAACAGTTTCAAACTGAATATTATTAGTGGTCAAATAATGTTTGACCCTCTCACATGCTGGACATGCTGGTTTGGTGTAAATCGTCAACATAATTGTTCTCCTCAGATTCTTTAACTATTAATTTTCTAAAACTCTTTTTATTTAAAACTTTGACCGCAATAGGTTTGTTTAAAGCCCAAGCGATCATCAATCTTGTTCTACCAGAAACAACATAAAAACCATTAGGTGTAATCAAAAGAACAGGAGGATCATATCTTCCGTTTTTAAAGTGAAACACCAAATCCTTGATTGGATTATATCGTCTTACATTATGCTGTATATCTCTTTCATTCATAATAGGAATGAGGTCATTAGCATAATTTGAACACTGTCTAATTTGTTCAAGTTTGATGAACGTCTCACTATCAATTATATCATTTACCAGATTTTTAATCAAACCAATATTGTTACTATTCAAAGTTTCCAATCTGGATTGTTCTATAATTGATTGTACTTTTCTAAGAACAGATTCAGACTTTCTAATACCCAAGTGCTTAATAAAATGGGATATTTCATAGTCAGTATTTGAAAATAATTGTTGAGCGTCTCTGTATGAATTCATTTTGTAATCTCTTCAAGATACCATTATATATTATACTTTTTAAACTCCTTAAGCATACATTCATCAAGTGCCTCAACAATTTTACGAATTCTATCTAGCTGATTCTTTCCAGCTTTATAGAGCGTCATCATTTTAGTAAGAGATAACGCTTGAGTAAGCAGTTCTTCCGTAGTTTGTTTTTGTCTAATAATTTCAAGTAGATCTCTGTAATCTTGAGCATATTCAACTACACCATTGTTATATGGTAGTCCGCTAGCACAAGACCCTTTATTTTCCAGAGCTTCAATTAACATCTCAACTCTGGGCTGTAAATCATCATACGTAAACTTTTTCGTCATAACTACTCCAAAATTGGCGACTCTGACGGGATTTGAACCCGTGATCTCTTGCGTGACAGGCAAGCGCATTAGGCCAGCTATGCTACAGAGCCGAAAAATAAATTTGATGTGGTTTACTATTGAATGAAATATTGAAAAATATCTCATTACTGGAATTTCCAATCTGTAGCCTGAATGAAAGTATTAGTATACATTCAGAGCATCACAACAAAGCGTCATACCCGCTAAGGTTTACGCGAGCCACATCAAAACTTGGTGCTTGCACTAGGATTCGAACCTAGATGAATCGCCAATCGGGCAATCATATTCAGCCATTATATGATGCAAGCAAAAACTTACTTTACTTTTTCAAGTAACCAACTGCCATTTTTATTCGGACTCAACTTTCTTCCAGAACCTTTATTCTTGGCTCCCTTTTCAATGGCAACTTGGTACTCGGTGAGGATTTCGAAACCCCGACATTCGCGGTGTAAACGCGACGCTCTGCCTCTGAGCTAACCGAGCATATTAAACTGGATTCTGCCATGTACCATCAAACGGGCCGCTGGCAGGAAATCTAAAACCTTTTGTAAACTGTTTTCTATACACCAAACTATCTAACATTCTATTTGGAAAAAGATCCATATAGTTTTCATCTTTAATAAAGACACAAACCCAATCTGTCTGATTAAAAATAAATGTTTCAAGAACTCTAGCCTGTATTTTACTATACCTTGCCCAAGTTTCCAAACCTTTTCCTGCGTCTGGAAAGAATCTCCAACAATCATAAGGATGACGATGGTAATGCCATGACGACGGAGCATTAATATACATTAATCCATCTGGCTTTAGAACTCGCATTCCCTCAAGAAAAGTCAACCAAAACATTTCAGAATGTTCAAAACAAGAAGATGTTACTAGAGCATCAAACGTGTTATTCTCAAAAGGAAATTTGTAAGAATCCTCAAGAACAACATCTACACCATTACCAGCTTCAAAATCCGCACCAACATAAGAAGTTACATTTTTAGTAATATGTGACTTAAGTGTTCCGTTTATATTTTGAGAACCGACATCTATTACTTTAACAGGATGATCACCTGCGATATAGGTATCAAAAAACAATTTTCCAATATCAAATGCGCTTGAATGCATGACAACCTCTAAGGGAGGTGGTATCCCATAAAATGGTGCCCTCGGTGGGATTCGAACTCACGACCTTTCGCTTACAAGGCGATTGCTCTACCAACTGAGCTACAAGGGCAATAAAACTTTGGCACCCCCAGAAGGAATTGAACCTCCGACATCAACGTCCGTAGCGTTGCGCTCTGATTCCACTGAGCTATGGGGGCATATAAAATCGGGTGGCACCCCGCGAGGGAATCGGACCCCCATCAGCAGTTTTGGAGACTGCGACATTACCACTATGCTAGCGGGGCACAAAGGGGTGAATTTCTTCACCCCCGTTTTTGTTTCTTCACCCCCGTTTTTGTTACAGCTTACTCTTCGCAGAGTCGGTCTGCTTTTTAAGCCAAGAATATACAGCAGGAACAAGAACTGTTACTACTGCTCCAACAACAACTCCAGCTAGAAATTCTAACATATTTACTCCTTAAAGTTGGTCGGGACAAAGTGATTCGAACACTTGACACCCTGCTCCCAAAGCAGGTGCTCTACCAGACTGAGCTATGCCCCGAAATTTCTACTATTTACCTTAGAACGAATGAACGTATCCAACACCCCAAGTATGATAATCACGATCACCGTGCTCATATGCGTACTTGGCAGTTACGGCATTCTTAGAGTCCAACTTGAACTTGACACCAAGACTGTTTTC